ATGGCGAGTGAGTTCATGTCAGTAACAGTTGATGCGGACAAAGCCGTCGCCGCCGTTGCCGCCAGCGCCACTTAAAAATCCAGACAGCGCAGCACCGCCACCGCCGCCACCACCGCCTAATCCACCAGCGTTGTCTCCCGCTTGTGCGTCGGCGGTTATTGAGGCGTTGCCGCCCTTTGCGCCTGTGCCGATTTTCGGCGAGAGGCTGGGTAGAAGAAAAGATTCACGAACGTCTGTAAAGGAAGCGCCCGCCAGCGTTCCGCCATTATATGCCGTTGGTGTTGCGTCGATGGAGCCGCCCGCGCGTCCGCCTTGCGTTGAGTTGTTGTTTCCGCCGCCACCAGCGTTGCCTATTAGGCTTCCTGTGTTGCCCGCGGCACCGTTGCCCGCAGGCCCCAAAACGGAGGCTCCTGTTCCTACCGTTCCCGCCGTTCCATTGGAGCCAAGAACGCCATTTTGCCCGCCCCCGCCAGCGCCTCCTGCCCCAAAAGTAGACCCGTGGCGCAGCGTAATGTTTGGCGTGACCCATTTGACATAGGTGTCGCCGCCTGTCGTCCCAGTTAACCCATTGCCGATAGCGGTTCCGCGGGCCGCTGCTCCTGCACCCCCCGCGCCGACGAGAACTTCAATTTGATCTCCGCCCGTGATCCGTGTTGTGAACGTGCCATACGCGCCGCTGCCGCCGCCGCCGCCACCGCCGACAACAGAACCAGATGCGCCAACGCGACCGCTGCCGCCGCCGCCACCCGCGCCGATCATTGTGATGACTTGCATCGTAGACCATGACGGAATGTTCCAGACCCAGACGGAGCCAGAGCCGCCTGTGGCTCCAGACGGTGCTGTTGCGTAGTAGAAGTCGTAGGCTTCGCTTTGCAGGGCGATTTTACCGGAGGCATCGGGAACGGTCAGCGTGCGGGTCGTGCTGGCGCTGATGCCGGAGAGTTGGAACTTTAAGTTCTTCGTTGCGTCGCCGTCGTCGTAGAGGAGGAATGCGCTGTCGCTCATCACGTCGAAGAAGGAGGTGTCGGTAAGCTGGTAGTCGTTGTCGCGGGAGGCGCCGACGATGGCTTTACGCACATAGACGCCGGCTTGTTTGTAGGAGCTGAAGGGCCACGTTCCGGAATTCGACCGGACGAGCCAGCGGCTATCCAATGCGGCCGATCCGTCGAGCGGGAGATCCGCATAGGTTGCCACTTCGCCTGCGAAGAAGGCAGAGCCGCCGCCGCCACCGCCAGAACCTTTCTGGTCGAAGTTGCCGGTGAACGGATTGAAGGCGAAGCCCATTGGAAATTAGAAATTTGAGATTTAAGAGCGGATGACGGTGGCGATGCGGGCGTCGTCCGAGGACGGCGTGCCGCCGACATAGGTGAAGGTGAGCGTGGCAACTGTCTGGCTGCCTTCTTTGTAGACCACCGTGGAAAGATTGTTTGTCGTGGAGACGTAATTCAGCTCAACCGCGTTGTGCTGCGGGATGTTTAGACCGGCGATGTTTCTGACTGAGACGTTCGGGTGCATACGATTAGGCGGCTGGTTGGGCGGTCATGCCGAGTTGCTGGTCTTGCGCCATCTTTTGCAGCGCGGGCTGGGCGCCGGTGCGGCCGATGACGGCGTTTTGCTGTTGTTGCAACTGGAATTGGAAGGCTTGTGCGCGGGCGTCGATCATTGACCGGAAGATTTCATCTTGTTGATACCGCTGCTGCACGGCGGGGTTGGACTGAATGATCGTCTGCAAAGTTTGCAGGCGGACTTGGGCGTTTTGTCCGCCTTCCTTGAGCGGGGGTTCGGTGCCTGCGGCGATTTTTGCGAAGGCTGTTTGTTCGTCCTCCTGCTCGGCGGCGGTGGCGGCGCCGATGTCTTGGACCAAGATGTCGGCGAGGTTTTGGTCGAGGGCCGCCATCATGTAGCGGATCAAATTTGCTCGGTCCAAAACTCCGAAAGAATCCAGGGGCACTAGGGTGTTTGCGACGAACGTAAGTTTGGCCTCGAGGGCGGCTGCGTCGAGCGTGCGGGCATCGAAATCCGCTACCACGTCAAACTGCCCGCGGATGTCGGCGGCGCCTTCGGTCATGGCGACCGGGTTGCCGGTGATGCGGGCGACCTCTTCCTGCGTCATGTATTGCTGGGCGAGCTGCATGATCTGGGCGACGACCAGCTTCATGTCGAGGAGCCAGCTATCGACCAGCTCCTGCATGTGGAGCATGGAGATGTTGGGGTTGACCGTGTCGGTCATGCGGCCGAAGTAGCGGTCCACATCGGCGCGGGTCGCCATCTCGACCTCAATGCTGCCCTGGCCGAATGGCGGCGGGGCCATCCAAGAGATTTCTCCGGGGCGGCGCTCGGGGATTTGCACGCCGGGGCCGAGGACAAGGTCAAATTTTCCGCGCGCGGCCGGGGTTTTGAGCGGAGGAATGATACTGAGACTGGTGGCATCAACCCGCGCATCGCGCTGGATCTTGCACTCTTCCTGCGCGGTCTGGGTGATCTCGGGGATGCCGCGCGCCTCGAGCAGCGGGCGCGTGTTGCGCTCGCGGGGCAACTCAACGAAGGGATACAAGCCGTGGTCATACGGCATCAGCTCATGGATGGCCGGCTTGTCGGTGATGTTGTAGCTGAGGACGGTGCGGGTGACCTTGGTGGCGTTGGTGCGCGGGTCGTGCTCCTTTTTGTAGACGTGCCAGACTTCGATGAGGTCGCGGAGCTGCTCGAAGAGGAAGTTGTCGGAGCGGTGGATGTTGAGGTGGATGCGCTTCAGCTCGCCCTTGTGCTTCACGGCGCGCTCAACCCATTCGCTGTCCCAGCCTTCCAGCGTGGCGCGCTCGCGGAGTTCAAATTCGCTGAGGAGTTCCCGGCGGGCGACAAAGGGAGCGCGCTGAATTGAATCGGTCTGTATTGGAAAAATTATGTCCTCCCAGGGTTCCAAGGAACGCACGACCGGCTTGCTGCTGAAAATGTAGGGCTGCTCCCATTCGACTTCGCCCTTTTCGCGGAACTGGCGGACTTTGGTCGTGCTGCCTAGCTCGGGGATGATTTCGCCCATCAACTGCGCGGCGAGTTCTTCCTGCTCTGGGTCGAGGATGACCTCGAGGAGGGCTTGCAGGTTGGGGTCTTGGCTTTCCTGCAGCATCATCATGGCCTCTTCCATGGTGAACGTCTTGATCTCGACGCGGGTCTGCTGCTCCCAATCGACGGCCATGATGGCGAGGCCGTAGGTCTCGCGGGTCTCGGCGGCGAGGCGGACTTCGCGCCGGAGGTCATCAAGGCAATGGCCCATGAGCCACTTGAGGACGGTGTCGATGGCGTTCTTTTTGGCCACGTCCATGGACTCGACGGGCTGCACTTGGATGCGGGCCTTGAAGAAGGCGTTAACCAAGGCGATGACACGCTCGCGGATCAGGGATTCGGAAAGAAAAACCCGGGTGTCGGCCGCATTCTCGAAGGGGAAGATTTTCTTCCCGTAGGCGCTCTGGTGCTTGCGGCCGTCGTCCGTTTGCCCAGGCCAAATACAATATCTTGTATTGAAGTTTTTGACCTTGCGCTGCTGATACTGACTGCCGTCAGCGTCGGCTTGGTCGATGTCGCCGATGATCTTGGTGAGGTCTTCTCGTTTAAGAGTCATGGGACGAGGATGGTGGGATTGCGGGGAGTGTAGTTGACCGCGCACTGCGGGTTTTTCTTGAGGAACCAAGAGCGGAACGATTTGTCGCCCCAGCAGTCGCGGCCAAGATGTTGCTGCCACGCAAAATAAGCATCGGCCGGCACGTCCATGACATGCTGGCCGAGACCATCGACGGTGCAGTGCTCGATCTGGTCGTTGAGCTGCTTGGCGCGGGTAGACTGAATGCCAGCCATGACTTGCTGGGCATGCCAGCCGGTCTTCAGTTCATCCCGGACGAGCTGGGCCAGCTCGCCATCCATGTCGGCGACCAGATCGCCGAAGATTTGATCTGACATCCTAACTGCGACGGCTCCCCAAGGAGCCGCCGTGTGTTAAGACGCTTAGTACGTGTTCAAGTCAACGATCTCGAGGAAGACCTCAAGTTCGCCGGTGTTGTGATCGGCCAAGCTGTCGCCCGCAGTGCAGGCAAAAGCCGCCTGGATATACTTCGGCGAGGCGGTGGTGCCAGCCTCCATGACGTAAGGCGTCGTAGAGGGGTTGACCTTGTAGAACACTTCGGTGCCGCTCGGGTTCAGCTCTTGCGAGGTGATGAACTCGTCGGCGTCAGCCGTGGTATCGTCGTGACCAATCTCCACCGTGGTGGTGATAGTCGCGGCGTCCGAGCTGTCGAACACGCTGACGAGGCGGGTGGCGGCGGACTTGACGGCCGTTCCAGCAACCACAGGGATGAGGTTAATGGTCTGGGCCGCGTCGGTGTCAGTCAGATCCTCATGGGTGAGGATGACTTTGTGCGTGAAGCCGGTGGCGGCTTTGGTGTTGGCGGGAAGTTCAAACACTTTCATCTGATTAGTTTTTTCTAGTTAGTTGTTAAGAGTTTGACTTAGGCAGTCGCGTTAAACTTTGCCATCGCTTTGGGTGACATAACTGCGAGCGACACGATAGCATCTACCAAACCTCGCGGGCCTCCACCTTGGTCCTCAAGCTCTTGGAACCGCGGACGGCGTCCGTAGCGGAGCATGAGGTGGTCGGGCGACATGACGTAGCCGCGGGCGTATTTCTCGGCGTCGGTGCTGGCGTTAGCGGCTAGGAACAAGGACGTGACGATCTCGACGGTGCTGAAGTCGCCTTCGTAGAAGGAGATGTTCGACACCAGCTTGTCGGAGCCAGCGGCTTGCGCGGTCTGGCGCAGGTTGAACACGTTGCTCGTCGAATTTACAGTGAATCTCGTGAAGTTGGTGATGGCCTTTTTTAATCCGGGGCCAGCACAAAGAATCAGTCGATCCTGGCTGCCAGTCTGCTCGTAGATGCTCTGCAAGACGTTCTGCAGGTTGCTCTCGGTGAGCGCGGTGGTCGCGGTGTTGGTGATCGACGCGGACGGTGTGCGCTGGGAAGCGGGCACCGGGAGGTCGGTCTGCGCGCTGGAAGAAATCCAGGAGCCGAGGCCGCGGGTTTTGTAGGCCACGCTGCCGGAACCTTCAACGGATTCGTTGTCGGAGCTGATGGTTGCCTCGATGTCGCGCTTCAGCTCAGTAAGAGCCTTGGCGGTCGCGCGGGCGAATTCCTTTTTGCGGCCGATTGCGGCGACATCGGCGAGGTTCGCCTGAAAGTCGCTGACGCGGACG